GGCCACAAAGAATGCGGTGGAGAACTTCCCTGGAGCCGGGTCGTACATCACTCAGGATGACATGCGGAAATCCTGGAACCGTACCAGAGGGCTCCTAGAGGGGGCACCACTTCGGCATCCTTCTTTGTCCGAACTTAGAACAGACGGATCATCTAACAATCTTGCCGCCCGACGTCTCGGTGGCAAGGGCTTTCGGAGGTAGGGTGAAGTGCCAACTGATAAATTCAAGGCCGTAGACAAGGACCGACTCCGGTCCATTATCAGTTCAGAGATCACCCACTCCATGGGGTTCATGGGCGGGGAGCTTTCTGAACAGCGCCGCACAGCTATGGACTACTATTATGGCAAGCCGTTCGGTAATGAGATAGACGGGCGCTCGCAGGTAGTTCTTACGGATGTATTCGACACCATCGAATGGATTATGCCTGCCCTGATGAAGATCTTCGCGGGTGGGGAAAAAGTCGTTCAGTTTGACGCCGTGGGACCGGAAGACGAAGAGCTTTCTGAACAGCAGACCGAGTATGTGAACCACATTTTCCAGAAGGACAATGAAGGGTTCATGATCCTCTACGAGTGGTTCAAGGACGCTCTTCTCCAGAAGAACGGAACCCTAAAGGTCTACTGGGATGACTCTGATGTAACAGACAGGGAATCCTATACCGACCTCTCGGAGGACGAGCTTGCTCTGCTTCTTGACGAAGAGGGCACAGAACTCGTTGAACAAAGGGATTACGAGAAGGCAGGGAGTTTCCCCGTAGCCGAAGGTGCTCAAGTCGCCCCAGAGGTCATGGAGACGGCTTATGACATCACTATTCTACGCACTCACCCAGCAAACCGGGTCAAAATACACGTTATGCCGCCCGAAGAGTTCCTCATCTCCAGGCGAGCCACTTCAATCGAAGATGCCTCTTTCACAGGGCATAGAGTACGAAAAACAGTCTCCGAACTCATCCAGATGGGTTTTGATGAAGAGCAGGTCATGCGGCTCCAGTCCGGCGGCACAGGAGAAGGAGAGTTTAACGAAGAGAGAATCGCACGATTCGACATAGACGACGAATATCCCGATGTTGGGCATTCAATTGACCCCTCAATGAGAGAGGTCTGGATTATTGAGTGCTACCTCAAGGTGGACTACGATGGCGATGGGATAGCAGAACTACGCAAGGTGACCGTAGGGGGCGATGCAAATTATGAAATTATGGATAATGTGCCCGCTGACGACATACCTTTCGTATCGCTAACCCCGATCAAGATCCCGCACAAGTTCTTCGGCTGGTCAGTCGCGGATATGGTCGGCGATCTACAGTTGATCCGCTCCACCATTCTCCGGCAGTTGCTTGATAATATGTACGGGGTTAACAACAACCGCTTCGCAGTCATGGAAGGCGAAGTGGAGATGGACGATCTCCTTACCAACCGCCCGTCTGGGATTGTGCGAACCAACCGGCCTCCCGGCGAGGTTCTCATGCCGATCCAGACTCCGACTCTGGGCCAGTTTGCGTACCCCCTGCTTGAGTTCACTGAGCAGATAAGAGAGAGCCGCACAGGAGTTACTCGTTATTCTCAGGGGCTTGATCCCAACTCGCTTAACAAGACAGCGACCGGAATCAACATTCTGACCAACAAGGCCGACGAGCGCATCGAGATGATAGCTAGGACCTTCGCGGAAACGGGTGTCAAGGATCTGTTCAGGAAGATCAACAAGCTGGTCGTGAACAACCAAGACGAAGCCCGCACCGTCCGCCTGCGTAACGAGTGGATTCCTATCGACCCCCGGTCGTGGAATACCAACATGGATCTTACGGTTAACGTCGGCATCGGTATGGGGAACATGGGCCAGAAGGCTCAGGCCATTGGTGGCATCCTCAACGTCCAGAAGCAGGCTGTAGAGTTCCAGGGTGGGGCTGATGGTCCCCTCGTGAAGATGGACAACCTCTATAATTCGTTCAAGGAACTGGCTGTAACCGCCGGGTTCAAGAACGCCAATCTGTTCTTTACTGATCCGCAGGGTGTAGAGCCGCCCCCGCCGAAGCCTGACCCGGAAGCCCAGAAGGTTCAGGGTGAGATGCAGATGGAGCAGGCCAAGTTCAAGATGGAGCAGGAGAAGATGCAGGCTAGCATTCAGACTGCTCAGCAGAGAATGCAAATGGAGATGGCACGGGAGAAATTAAAATTACAAATGAATCAAGAGGAACACAATCAATCTATGATCCGGGAACAGGAGAAGTTCCGCATGGAGATGCAGATGGAACAGCAAAAAAATGCTGCGGAAATAGAAGCGATCCGAGCCAAAGCGGGTGTCTCTGCACAAGTGGCAAGGGCACAATCCGACGCCAAGGTAGCGGCGACTTTAACCCCTAAACCCGTATAGGGCAATAAGAAGCAGATGAAGAGGGAAGTTAACCCTACGCAGAAAAATCTTGATTCACCCATTGCACCTGTTTTGGGAAATCAACTAGCCCTATTAAGCGCGCTAGTCCAATCCCCGCAAGGGGTTACGCCGGGACCACCGGCAATAATGGAACCGGAAGAAGACGGGGATCAAATCCTTGCCTTCCTCACATCGGTTCTCAACTAAGGAGTTAGACAATGAAGAAGGGTTATTCTTCGGCGTCGAGCCACACTGGCTCTGCCCCAAAAATGGGCAAGGGCCGACCGGTGAACTGGACTCAGGGTTCGCCGGGTGTGAGCGAAGACGGTTATCCTATGGTCAATGAGAGTAAATCGGCCAACATCGTTACTTCACGGATGAATTCTAAAGACGCCGGAAAGCGTTAGCATCCATTGTACGACGAAAGCAAGCTGATCCGCGAGCGTGAACGTGGAGAGAACGCCAAACGCCTCTTAAATAACGAGCTTTTCGTTGAGGCATTTGACACCATCGAGGAGAAACTGATGGCCGAGTGGCAGTCCACTGGGCCTGACGGAATGCCTCATCGTGAAGACTGTTGGCGAACTCTGATGCTTCTCAAGAAGCTGAAAGGCGTGATAGAGCAGCACGTTAAGAGGGGCGAGACATCAGTCAAATACATAGCGGCTCTGGAAGAGGAAAAGACGCGCAAGCGCAGATTCCCCGGCCTTAAAGCCGTATAACGGAGGACCATGATGGCCGACAACCCAGAAACGGGATCGGAATCAACCCCCATTGAGCGCATAGAGGGTCTCTTTTCCGAGGATGGAACAATCCCCGAAGAGGAGCCCAAGCCCGATGAATCCGAAGAAGCCCTAGAGGTCTCGGATGAGGCGGATGATACAGAAGAATCACAGCCCGAAGACGAGCCCCCTGAAGGGGATCTTGAATACGAGGCTGACGGTGATGAAGAGCAGGCACCCGAGGAGGCCCAGTCCGAGCGTTATGCCGTTAAAGTGAACGGCGTAGAGCATGAAGTTACACTGGACGAGCTAACCTCTGGTTACTCCCGCGAATCAGATTACCGGCAAAAAACGCAGACTCTTGCTGATGAACGCCGGGCCTTTGAGGCCGAAGCGACAACCAAGTCACAGCAAGCCGACGCAGAGGCGCGGGCAAGACTCGACCAGCTTGCAGGCCTCTATCAATCTCTTGAAGCGCAAGGCGAACAGGAACCCAATTGGGACGAGTTGTTTCAAACAGACCTGAATCGCTATCAGTACGAGAAGGCTAACTGGGATCGTAAGTCTGAGGCGAAAAACAAGGCTAATGAAGCCATCAACGTCGAAGTCTCTAGGATCGAACATGAGAACCAGCAGCGGCTGCAAAACCATGTTGAAGGCGAACGCCAGGCTCTAGTCCGCGTTCTCCCCCACATGGGTGATGAAACAAAGGCCACTGAAACAAAGCGTCGTGTTGCCAACTACCTCATCAATGAGGGGTTTACACAGAACGAACTGGACAATCTCGTTGACCATCGCACCTTTATTCAGGCCCACAAGGCCATGAAATATGATGCCCTGGTAGCCAAGAAGCCCGAACTTGCGAAGAAGATCAAGGGTGCGAAGAGAATGGCAAAGCCCGGTAGTTCTCCTGAAAGGGGTGAATCTGCCGGAGAGGATCGCCAGCGTCTCATGAAGCAACTACGCAGATCAGGCAAGAACGGTAACCGCTCCGTTAACTCGGAAACGGCTGCCAAACTATTCGAGGATTTCATTACCTAAGATTCTCGGCCTGATCCCAATGGAGACGGCCAAATGGCACTTCCTACCAGTACACTGCACACCGGCATTCAGATCGGTCGCCGCGAAGACCTTTCGGATGTTATTTATGACATCAGCCCGACCGACACGCCCTTTATGTCAGGCATCGGTCGCAAGAAAGCTACCGGCATCCTTCACGAATGGCAGACTGATACGCTGGCGACAGCGGCCCAGAACGCCGTAATTGAAGGTGATGAAGCTACCACTGACGCCGCGACCGTCACGGTTCGGCTGTCTAACTCCTGCCAGATTTCTGACAAGGTTCCGCGTATTACCGGAACGTCCGAGGCGGTTGACAAAGCCGGTCGGAAGTCGGAAATGGCTTATCAGGTTTCCAAGCGAGCTCGCGAGCTTAAGCGTGACATGGAAGTCGCCCTGACGCGCAACGGCGCTGAGACTACGGGCGATACGGCTACGGCCCGCACCACTGCTGGCCTTGGTGCTTGGATGGACACTAACACCAGCGCAGGCACTGGTGGCTCCGACGGTTCGGTCGGCAATACGGCTCGTACTGATGGTACTCAGCGGGCCTTCACGGAGACTCTGCTTAAGGGCGTTATTGAGTCGTGCTGGACCGCCGGTGGTGATCCTGACTGCCTCATGGTTGGCGCTTTCAACAAGCAGGAAGCTTCGACCTTCACGGGCAACGCTACTCGATTCAAGGGTGCCGAAGACTCGGAGTTGGTCGCTGCTATTGACGTTTACAACAGCGATTTTGGTGAATTCCAGATCATTGCAAACCGCTTCTCGCGGTCTCGTGATGCTTGGCTTCTCCAGAAAGACCTGTGGGCCGTGGCTTATTTGCGGTCGTTCCAGCTTCAGGACTTGTCGCGCACAGGCGACAGCGAGCGCAAACAGTTGATCGTTGAATACTCGCTAGAGTCGCGTAACGAAGCCGGTTCTGGCCTCATCGCCGATCTCACCACCTCGTAATCTCCAGAAAGGAGTCAAACCATGAAAATTCTCGGCTTCTTTCTTGCGCTCGCTATGGTCGTAGGCTTTGCCTCGACTGCGGATGCGGGGTGGAACATAAAGCAGAGAGCCAATGGTAGCGCGGTGTGGGAAAACGGAGACGGAGAGACTGCGCCTATCGGCGCGGGGACCTACGTGCTCGACTTCCCCGACATTGGCACGGCATCAACGCAGTACGTTTCGGTTCATCGTGATGGGCAGATTTCCAATGTTTACTTGGTTTCTGCCTCTCCTGTGGGCGGGGCGGTGAAGGGTGATTCAGTATTCACCATTCTTATTGCGACTGAAACCAGCAAGTTCGCTGGTGTTTCAGGCTACACCCTTCTCTTGGGTTCTTTGTCTGACGCGGGTTCTACGGTATCTGATACCCCGGACCCCGGTTCGGTTTCCCCTGCCGCCAATACGGCGGTTAAGCAGGGTGGGATCATTGCAGTTCACAGCGATGGTGCCGCTACCGGAGCGACAGACGCTACCGTTACGATCATAATCGAGTAATGATTGTAGGAATTGGGGCGGCGATCCTATTCGGGATTGTCGCCCTGTTCCACCTCGACGGGATGTCTCCTCATCCTGCACGGTGGGTTGCAATCGCCCTGTTCTCCTTCTACGGGGCTGTTTTACTGAGTAGAGCTAAAAGGCTAGAATTTTCCATACCGGATGTGTGCGCCATTTCCTTTATTGGGTGGGCAGCACTTACCCTGTTATGGGCACCAGACTTGGGAAATGGGCTCCTCGTCCTACAGAATATTCTTCTGTTGGGCGCAGCTTATTTCCTCTTTTCTCGCATAAAGCTTGATTGGCTTATCCCCATTGTACTGGTCTGCATGGTGGGGGCGCTGGTCCTTGGGTTTGTCCGCCCCATCTCAGGAGGGGGGTTTGGCAATCAGAACTGGATCGTTGAGTGGCTGCTTCTGGCCTGCCCGTTCGCCGTCTGTTTTTCTGTCATGTACCGAAACAGGACATGGGGCTTTACCGGGGCGGCTATCGCTATAGCGGCGGTCGTCTACTCAATCTGGTTTAACGAATCATTCACATGGGTTCCGATCCTGTGTTCGGTCGTTATCCTAGCGCTGGTGGTCAACAAGAAATACTGGGTTGCGGTAGCTCTGATTGCATCAGGAGCGTCTGTAGTGGCGCTCTTCCCCGACCTTCTTGGCGTGGACGCCATGTCGTCCCTGACCTCTCGCCTGGAGATATTCACTAACACGGTCTTCCTGTGGCTAGAGTCTCCAGTATGGGGCCACGGGGCAGGAAGCTTCGACTACGGCTACTCACGGGTCCAAGAGGCCCATATAGCGGTGTTCCCGTGGCTTGACACTATCATGCGTCCCACCACGGTTTACGCCGGTGCAGCGCATAACGAAGCTCTCCAGATCCTCACTGAATACGGGATAATAGGGCTGCTTATAGCCGTTGCCATGTACTGCAACCTCATGACCGTGAAGCCTAAAACAAGCCTGGGCAAAGCGTCTGTGTGGGTCGTTGCGATAGGCGGGACCATCTCAATGATGGCGTTCCCACTTCAGAATCCGGCTACCGGGTTTTTGATTGCGGCGGCTCTTGGGATATGGTCACGAGACGCGGCTAGACGGGGGTTCAATATTCCCCGACTGTCCATGGCGCTGCCAGCTATGGCCCTCTCCCTAGCCCTGTTGACCGGGACCGTTTTGTGGTCGATGGCTCACAGGGATTTTGGCTGGGTTAGACCAGCTATGGATATAAACAAGCCTCTTGCCCTACAGAAAAACTGGGACGCTTACAAGCGGTATCCCATTGACCCTATGTTCCGCCGTCAACTCGCCCTGACCCTAATCGGTCTTGAGTCTATGGGGGATCAAGTCAGGGTTGATGATTTGGCTGCGGAAAAGATATTTGCCGTCGCAGTCTCTGCAAGCCCACACAACTCGGCTCTTCTTATGGCTATTCTTGAGCACTACATAGTTCAGGAAAAATGGCAAGGGAAGGAGGTCAGGATTGAGTCCATCCTTACCGAGCTTAAGACCACCTCCCGGCTGCAACCAGGAACGTGGGTTTCCGAGTCCGTGTGGGCGGCCATACTAGGCGATGAAGAACGAATGATGACCGCCGTTAAGAACGGCCTTGAATTGGACCATGCCCCTCCCTCAGACCTAGCGCCGCTCATGGAAATGGCTATAGCTTTACAAATGGAGACAATAGAATGATTAAGTTTCTTGCAGCGTTCGCTCTGGTCGGGCTGATGTCCGTTCCGGCTTTCGCGAACCCATGGACGGTGACCGCTACGACAGAAGTCGCTGCCACATCCACATCGGCGTCCACACAAGAACTAGGGGAGCAAACTAGGGCGGTTCGAATGACCCTAACCAGTCACACTGGATGGGTCGGCTTCTCCAATGGAGTAGTGGGTGCCCTGTCAGTCTATATGCCTAACGGTGACCCTCAAATCTTCAAAGTTCAAGCCGGTGTAGTTATATCCGTTCGGCTCGGAGCCGGAGCCGGTGTTCTCTATATCGAGGAACTTTCTCGGTAGATGCCGATCCTAACGGTCCCGGTCGCACTCAATATGAAAATCATCGAGACCGACGGGAAGTATAATCTGCTCATGGAGCATGTTGGCTTCTCCACCTTTGAGGAGGCCAACCACTGGGGTGAGGCCCAAGCGGAATCTATTCTCATGCTCCGTACGGGGCTTCTTTCCACAGCGGAGTTGGAAAATTGAATAAAGCTGGAGTTCTATACGACTCGTGGGGCTTGGTAAAGACCACCGTGTACTACGATGAAGAGACTGACACTATGGCCCACCACCATGAGCAGGATGTGGAAACCATCGTTGAGAATAACAAGATGTTGCAGAACCTCAATGACGGCTATTCGCCGAGTCGGGATCTAAAACGGGTCGGTTCCATCCCTTTCCAGATCGCGGAGAAGTGGCGCATGGAGGCTGGGCTAGGATCTGAGTTCTGGCAATGGCCGAAGAAGGAGCAGAACGAATTCTTCTTAAAGCATCTGCGTTCTTCAGATAATAGGCACTTCAGGACATCCGGCGGAAATATATGAGACAGGTTGCTATCGTAGGGCAATCTCTTTCAACCCACGATCTGGCCCCCTTTGAAGACCCTGAATGGGAATCTTGGGGACTCCCCTGGGACCGTGGGTTCTGGGTCCACTACGACCGCATGTTCGAGATGCACGACCGGGGACTGTTAGAGAAGCCGGAAGCCAAGCGAGACGGCGACTATTTCGAAAAGCTGCAAGACGCATGGGTTCCGATCTACATGCAGAAAGCATGGCCCGATATCCCTACCAGCGTGGAGTTCCCAGTTGAAGCACTCTTACAGACAGTCTTTCACAACTTCCCGCGCGGCGATTGGACCCAGCATCAGAAAGACTGGTACAACTCAAGCCCCGCGTACGCCATCGCTCTCGCGATACACGAAGACGTGGACAGGATTGGACTCTGGGGTATCGACTGCCCGAAAACGAACGAAGCGGACTACACCTACCAGCTTCCGAACCTGAACTGGCTTCTGGGCTTCGCTGCCGGGCGTGGGATTGATATCTACGTTCCCGAAGGCCCAACCGAACTACTGAAGCATCAGGGAGAAGGCATCCCCTTGGGCGACATGTACCCGATTTACCCCGAACGGTATGGATTCATATAATGGCAATTTCTACCTATGGAGAGCTTAAATCCGCCGTGGATAACTGGCTTGCACGAACAGACCTTAGTTCGCGCGTGCCCGAGTTCATCGCGGGCGGTGAGACCATGCTTCGCACCGATCTACGCATCCGCCTAATGGAGACATCCGCGACCCTGACTACGACCCCTGGCACCCGAGAGGTGGCTCTTCCCACACGCTTCGAACAAATGAAGAGCATCTACATCTCAGGAGATTCCGGGGGAGTTCTGGAATACGTCACGCCCACGGATTACTGGACACGATACAGGTCCACGACAAAGAGCCTGCCAACCGCGATCACGATTGAGGGCGATAACGTCCTGTTCGGACCCATACCGGATGCCGCATATTCCGTTCCAGTAAATTACTATCAGTCCCTAGCCGCGTTCTCTTCAGACACGGATAACAACGCGCTGCTCACCAGAGCGCCCTACGCCTACCTGTATGCGTCTCTTCTGCACGCCGCGCCGTTTTTGGGGGACGACCCGAGGATTTCCCTGTGGTCTAGCCTCTACGAAGACCTTGTGCGCCGCCTAGAGCGGGCTGACAGCAGAGACCGTCACGGTCCTTCGGCCCTCACGATAAAATCAGACGTTATGGGGGGTTGAGTATGAGGCTAACTCAACGCCTAGCGCAAATAGGTCAGGGTCTCAGCAGACGCCCCCAGCCAAAGTCGAGAATGCCGTTTGGCGAGTTCCTGCCCGATCTTCCAGACTTCGGTAATCCCGGCCTGACCAAGGCCGAGAACTGTATGCCGCACATGAACGGCTACAAGCAATTCCCGGGCCTGACGGCGGTATCCACGGCCCTAGACAACCCCTGTCAAGGGGCGATTGCCGCACTCGCCAAGGATGGGAACACGGCCTATTACGCCGGAGACTCGGCCAAGCTATATGGGCTTGAGAACACGGTGTGGACAGATTATTCAAAAGCTGGCGGGTACGCCTGTCCGGCAGACGATGTTTGGGAGTTCGCACGAGGACAGAATGATAGCATGATTGCTGTCAATATCGCTGACGAAATGCAGAAGATCACACTAGGCGGAACCACATTCTCAGACCTCGCGACCTCCACGCTGAAGCCAAAGGCCCGACACATCGGCACCGTGCGCCAGTTTCCCGTTATCGGGAACGTGAGTGAAGGCGGCGTGGTTTACCCGAACCGGCTCCGGTGGTCTAACATTGACTCCGATGCGGACTGGGACCAGAACGCCGCCACGCAGTCCGATTTTCAGGACTTGGATGGCCCCGGTGGGTGGATACAGAACATCGTCGGCGGTGAATACGGCATCATCTTTCAGGAGAAGGCCATCTGGCGCATGTCCTACGAAGGGACACCGACGATCTTCCGATTTGACGAGATTGAGAGAAACCGTGGCGCATGGGCTAAGAATTCAGTAGTCCGCTACGGTCGTCTTGTTTTCTACCTCTCGGAGGACGGGTTCTACGTCACGAACGGTAATGAGAGCCAGCCTATTGGGGCCGACAAGGTTGACCTTTTCTTCTTCAACGAATTGGACGAAACCTACAAAAGCCGCATTCAAGGCGCGCTGGATCTTCGCAACAGGAACGTCGTGTGGACGTACACGACTACGAACTCAGCCGGAAACGGTGATCCAGACAAGATGATAATCTATAACTGGCCCACCTCGCGATGGTCAACCGTAGACCTAGACACCCAGTGCCTGTTCTCCACATTGACAGAAGGCTATACGCTGGACGGTCTTGATGATGTATCAACGAACATTGACTCTCTGGCGTTCTCCCTAGATTCGAGAATCTGGACGGGCGGTAATCCCCAGTTCTCAGCCTTTAACAGGTCCAACATACTAGCCCACTTTAACGCCACGGCCTTGGATGCTGTGTTTGAAACAGGAGAGCAGGAACACGCCCCCGGACAATTCTATCGCACCAACTCAGTAAGGCCGCTAATCAACGGAACGTCGGCTGTTATCACCGCCAGGGTGTCAGGCAGAAGCATACAGAACGAGGCCCCCAAGTTTTCGTCCTACGCCGCCATCAACGCCAATGGCGAGGTGCCTGTCAGGGTCGAGGACCGCTACCACAAGATAGGCGTAAAGGTCACTGGCGGGTTTGACGAGGCTATAGCGGTTGAGATCGAGGGCACCCCGAGAGGCTGGCAGTAATGGCCCTCAGTAAAGCCTACGTTAAAACAACCCATCACAATGAAGAAGAACACCGACGGGAGATAGCTACTGCCGTTCAGGGCATACTTAACGGCAAAATCAACACAGTCTCCACCGTAACCCTGACTGCTTCCGCCGCGTCAACCACTATCAGCGCAACTCAGATCGGAGCGGATACTGCCGTGGTTCTCATCCCCACCACTGCGAACGCTTCTGCTGAAATAGGCGCAGGTACGATATACCAGACGTATCCGAACGCGACCAAGGAGAGAGCCGTAATTAACCACGCGAACAACTCCCAGAGCGACCGCACATTCTTCACCGTTCTACTGGGATAGCCAAGAATGATATCTCTCCACCTCGTCCCGAGGGAAAACATCACCATGGTCTGGCCCCTCGTGATCGGGCTTCTAAAGCCGTCCGTGGATCGAAACCACGGCAGCATGAACGAGCGCGATTTATACGAGGCCGTAATCTCGGGCGACGAGCAACTCTGGGCGGGGTCTGATGGGGCCAAAGTAGAACTCGCTCTGACCACGAAGATAGTCCAGTACCCGCGCAACCGATCCCTCCTGCTCCACAATATCGGGGGAGCCAACCTCAGTGAGTACCTGTCCTTTCTGAAGGACATCGAGTCGTGGGGTAAGGAAAATGACTGCGACTTCGTAGAAATCTACGGACGCAAAGGCTGGGCCAAAATTCTCAAAGGCTGGGATGCACCAATAGTCCTTTTAAGGAAGAAATTATGAGCGACGACTCCCCAAGCGGCACGACGACAACGGTCAACAATACCAACACGGAGCCGTGGTCTGGACAAGAGGGCTCGTTTAGAAACCTCTATGCCGAAGCCGGTGCGCTGGCTTCGGGTGCCCCCACGATAGATCAGACGGCCTATCTGAACGCTAATCCAGACGTTGCGTCTCAGGTTGCTGTCGGTAATTTTGGCGGGGCACTTGACTATTTGCGGAATAGGCCGCAGGCTGAGCAGAACCTAGCTTTTAACCAGTTCGGCAGGCCAACCAACCAACCCCAATTTTTCCCGGATCAGACCTTTGTTGACCATTCTCCTGAATCTTCTGCTGCTCTTGACCTGACAACTCTGCGGGCACTTGAAGGCTCGCCTGTTAATCAGGCAGCCGCCGATAACCTGACGGGCACGCTTCAGGGCGACTACCTCAATCAGGGCAATCCATGGCTCGGCAACGTCTTCGACTCCATACAGAACAGGGTCCAGCCCGCCGTAGACTCCCAATTCGCGGCGTACAACCGGACAGGCTCAGGCGCTCATCAAGAGATGATGACGAGAAGCCTTGCTGATTACTTCGCGCCACACGCCTTTGCCAACTACGAGAACGAGCGCAATCGCCAGACGACTGGAATTCAACAGGCACCGGTTGTGGCTGCCCAAGACTACGGCGACTTCGCTACGCTACGCGGGGTCGGCCAAGAGAGGGAGCAGCAGTCCGCCCGACAGTTGCAGGATTCGATGAGCCGCTTCGAGTATGAGCAGAACGAGCCGCTTCGCCGACTCCAGCAAATGCAGTCGTTTACTGGGGGCGGGAACTTCTCTCAAGGTCAGTCTACGGCACAGACGCCGTTCTATTCGCAGAGCCCGTGGCTTGACGCTGCCGGAATTGGCCTCGGTATCGCCGGAATAGCCGGCACGTCCGGCATATTCGGATAATAAGGGGGACACATGGCAATTGATTACGGTCTACTGGGCTCCGGTCTTACCGGGCTCTCTCAGGGGTTGCTTGCAAACTCCGGCCCCCGAGCCGCCCCAGTCAGCCTAGGCCAGTCCTTTGGGGCTGGTGTGCAGGGCATGAACCTCGGATTCGAGCAATACAAGGCCCTTCAGGCCGCTAAGGAAGAGGCTGCTTGGAAGCGCAAGCAGGAAGAGCAGATGTACGCTTATGAGGCTCAGAAGATGGGGGCCGCCCAATCCGAACAAGTTCGGGCTGATCGCGTTCAAGACGGAAGGACTGCATACGCCAACGCTCTGACAAATCAAGGCATTGGCCCCGGTGCCGGAGCGACTCGCCCCCAGCAGGCTAGGCTACCTCAAACGCAGTCGTTCGGTCAGAACCCCGCACTACAGGCGGCGGCTGGACTGAGGGCCGGTGGCTCCGTGTCTGATGCGCAAGCCATGATGGCCCCTCCCGGCCCACAGAGTCCCTTTACGCTCGGTCCGGGTCAGTCACGTTTCGACTCCGATGGAGATGAAATTGCGAGCGTTGATCGGGCTCCTGAGGAAGACCCGGAAATATGGATTACGGCTCAACGGCTGTACCCAGGCGACCCCGCTAAACAGAGGGAGTTCGTAGAAAAGTCCAAGTTGAAGCCCCTCGTTAATATGGGTGACAAGGGCCTCTCGACGATGGACGTTGGAGACATAACTTCCTACGGAAAACTGGCGAATGAGGCGCAGAATGACTTAGATACGATCTATCAGGCCGAGCAGGCCCTTAACGGTGAATTCGAGACTGGCTCATTCTCCTCGTTCCGCGCTGGCTTGGGGCGGATTGGAGTACTATTCGGGTTGCCTATGGAGTGGCTGGAGCTAAGCCCTGGAGCCGTTGTGAATGCGGATGTTATTCAGAGCCTTGGAGCCGCGTTCACTCTTAAGGTGACGGGGCAATTGCAGGGTAACATTTCAGCCCGAGAATTGACGTTCGCACAGAGGGTTTCGTTCGGTTTGGCGAAAACCAAGGAGGGTAACTATGCCCTGCTTAAAATGCGCCGCGCGGCGGACAACAGAATCATAGAAAAGGCGATACAATCAAGAGCGTGGTATGAGGATAACGGTGGCAGTCTGACGGGCTTCAGAAAGCATTGGAGGGATTATGTCGCCAGAACTCCAATGTACAGCGATGATCTTGTCAGCCAGATCAACGAATTGATGAATA